CGCTGGCATGGGTCAGGACGATGGGGCTAACTCAGTGGACCACCTTGGCCTCAACAGCCTTGATGCACATAGACGCTTTCAACGTCGCGCGCTGGGTGCCGTATCCAGCGAGATCAAAAAGAGCGGGCGCTGTTCTGGGCGCGCAAAGTGCAGATGAGGCGTGCGGGCCAAGAGCAGAAACCGCACCGCCCTTCGCAAGAGGGGCAAAACCAGAGCGCATTCATTGAGTGCGCTGCGGTTTACGGGCAAAAGCCACTTCACAAACTTTGGACGGATATGGCAGCCGGTCCAAAGAACCCCACCACCGGAGACACACATGGCTGATCTCACCTTAGAACGGCTGCGCGAGCTATTGCACTACGACCCTGAGACAGGAATTTTCACGCGGCTAATCGGCGTGAGAGGCGCCGCTGCGGGCCGCCAAGCAGGGGCACTGGATAGCTACGGCTACCTGCGAATGAGCATTGACAGCAAGCGGTACAAGAACCACCGAGTTGCCTGGTTCTACGTCCATGGGAAGTGGCCCGCCATGATGCTGGACCACATCAACCAAGTGAAGACGGATAACCGCATTGCCAATCTGCGCGAGGTCACAGCATCAGAGAACGTGCAAAACACATCCCTTATGGCGAACAACACTAGCGGGTATCGAGGTGTTACGTGGTCCAAGAAAAAGCAGCGATGGAAAGCCCAAATCGCGGTCAACCAGAAAAGAATAGTTCTCGGGCACTTCGATACTGCGGAGGGCGCATTTATGGCCTACGCCAAAGCTGCAAACGCCATTCACACACACAACCCAAACGCCGCCGTGGTTCCGTGAATTCCCCCCGGCAAGTAGCCCACCCTCTCCCTCCCCTCCTGCCGCAAAGCAGGGGTTTGCCCCGCCTGTCGGGGCTTTTTTATTCCCCACCAGCCCACCACCGAGTGGGCTTTTTCTTTGGAGCCGTGACATGGAAATCAAGATCGAGTTGGACCTTCCCGGAATCATTGCCCAGGCCTGCGCCGCCGAGCGCTTGCAGCCACTCGTCGACAAGGCGATTGGCGATGCCCTGAGATCAGCCATTGACGAGGCAACGGGCTACCGGAGCGATTTCCGCAAAGCGCTGACCGAGCAGCTGGTTGAGGCCATGCCGCACGGCCTTGGCGTTTCTGATGTCGCCAAGTTCCAGCATGTGCTGAACGCAGCCGTGACAAAGCATGTGCACGGGGCCAACGCCGCCACTGTGGAGACTGCCTTTGACAAGCTGATGCAGGATGTGCTGCCAGAGGTCCCGGAGGTCGTGAAGCTGTCTGACTTGGTGAAGTTGGCACGCGCTGGATTCCACAAAGAACAGCATGAGGCGTTCTACGCTCACTGGGAGCCATCAGACATCGGCGGCGGAGGGTGGTTGTACCTTGATGACGACGAGCGGCCCAAGCAAGGCTATGGAAGCACGAACCGCAGCCGCGAAGACATGAAATACAGCGCTGAACACAGACTTGCCGTGAACAAAGATGGTGTGGTGTATGCGCTTCGGCTCAAGGATACCGACGTGACGCCATCTGCGCGCCCTGATGTCATCGGTAGCTTCTACGCCACCCTGATGGCCATGTACGTGGGCCGCACCAGACTCGAAATCGACTGCGATGACGACGACGTGTACAGCGAGTCTCAAGCGCAGTACGACTGATCCATCCAGAGAACACCAACAGCCCGCACCACGCGGGCTTTTTTACGCCCAGGAGGCGCAATGCAAAACGTACACCCCACTGTGCAGCCGCTGCTGCGCATCCCTGGCGCACCGCCGCCGATTTCCGAGCAGGAGCTGCAGCGCCTGCGCAGCAAGGCCTGGGCCGATGTGGCGGCGCTGGAGGCCAGCGATCCACGCTACCACCGCGCCTTGCAAGACCAGGTGCAGCACAACGCGCACATGGGGATGCAGTGATGGCAGAACAGATCAACAACGGCGGGCCAGCGTTTCCGGTATCCACCGGCAATCCCGACGCCCCGCACCAAGACGGCCACACGACCGCGCAGTTTCCTGGGATGACCCTGCGCGACTACTTCGCCGCGAAGGCTCTGCAGGGCTTGCTTTCCGACAGCAAAGTGCAGGCGCCGCGCTCCGAATTTGCTGCTGAAGCCTACGCCATGGCAGACGAAATGCTGCGCGCCCGCGAAGGCGGTGCAGCGTGATCGACCCACTCAACGCCCCGCACTTCACCAGCCTCCGCCGCAACGTACAGGCGCTGTCAGCCGCCGCACAGGCTGAAACCAAGCGCCGCAACGACGAAGCCGCACGCGCGGCAGCACTCCGGGCTGAGGCTGCGGCCATTGGCGCGGAGCTGGACCCCGAATCAATCGAACAAGGTGACCACCAATGAGCATCCGCAAGCCTGAATTCATAACCTTCACCGGCGTAGATGACAACACCGACGCCACGGCCCTGGTGCAGCTGGCTGACGACTACCCGGTCGAATTCGGCGTCCTTTTCTCGCCGAAGCGGCAAGGCATTGAGCCGCGCTATCCCAAGTTCACAACCATCGCGTGGCTCGTCTCTGAACTGCCCTTGCGCTGGGCTGCGCACCTTTGCGGCGGCGATGCGCGCGAAGTGATTGCAGATGGCCGCTCGACGCACGACAACCAACTGCGCTATTTCCAGCGTGCGCAAATCAACACCGCCGATCCGAAGGTGAAGCCAAGCCAGATCGGAAACTGGGCTGCAGAGCGCAACCTGCGCGCAATTCTGCAGTGTCGTGGCGACTTCCCTCGCGTGGCGTCGGTGGATGTCCTGTTCGATGCCAGCGGCGGGCGCGGCGTTACCCCTGGTGCTTGGCCCGCAGCCAATCGCACCACCTTTTGCGGCTACGCGGGCGGGCTGCGGCCTGAGAACGTTGCGGCTGCCGTTCAGACCATCGGAGCCCAGGGCATTCGCTACTGGATCGACATGGAGAGCGGAGTGCGCGACGAGCAGGACCGCTTTTCGCTCGACAAGTGCAGGCAGGTTTGCGAAGCCGTTTTTGGTCCAAAAGGAGCAACCCCATGAACTACTCCATCACCCTGATCGCAGTCGTAGCCGCCCTTGGCCTGGGCGCCGTGGCTGCCCATGAACCAGAGCCGACACCAGAAACCGAGGAACTGCGTGCAGCACAGCACTCGCGGGACTGGGCGCTCCAGCAGTTCCAGCGCCGCGCCTGCCGCCCTGGCGAGACAGCTGTCTGGGTTGCCGACAAAGAGGCTGATTGCCTGCGTGAGGTGCGGCCGTGAAGATCCTCAAGCAAGGCAAGTTGCCTGAAAACAAGATCCACCGCGAAACCTGCGGCCACTGCAAGAGCGAGCTGGAATTCAAACACTCCGAGGTGCAGTGGTCACCAGACCCGCGCGACGGAGCCCGCTGGTTCGTCATCTGCCCGGTGTGCACGCGGCATGTATGGGGAGGCGCCAAGTGATCCAGCTCGCCCTCGCATTCTTCGGGCTGACCGCCCTCTACATGGCAACCGGCCACAACCTGCGCGCCCGGCGCTGGGCGCCCATTGTTGGCCTGTGCGGGCAGCCCTTCTGGATCACCTTCGCGCTGCAGTCATCGGCCTGGGGCCTGCTGGCCTTGTCGCTGGCCTACAGCGCGGTATATGTGCGCGGCGCCTGGGTGCAGTGGAGGCGGCCATGAGCTTCGCCCGCGAATTCCTGCGCTGGTATCGCACCTACCGCAGATTCCGCAGCCCATGGGCCGCAGCTCGTGGCGCCTGGACTCTCACACGAATGAGGTGATGCCATGGACGAATGCCCCACTGGCAAGGTTCCGCACACCCTCAAAACCGCCAAGGCCGCCAGCAAGCGCGCACGGCGCCGCACCGACAAAGCCCTCGTTCCATACCGCTGTGAGCACTGCGGCCAGTGGCATGTGGGCCAGAGCAACGGCATGAAACGCCGGGTCAAGACCATCTACGACAACCACCAATTGAGGTTCACATGAATGCAGTAACGACAACCGAAAGCACTGCCCTGGCCCAGCGCGGCATGGGCTTCGACTTGAGCCCGCAGAACTTCGAGCAGGCCATGACCTTTTCCAAGTACCTCGCTGAGAGCGAGATGGTGCCCAAGCAATACCGGGGCCGCCCAGGCGATTGCCTGATAGCCATGCAGTGGGGTCACGAAATCGGCCTCAAGCCGCTGCAGGCCCTGCAGAGCATCGCGCCAGTGAATGGCAAGCCAAACCTTTACGGGGACGCGGGCAAGGCCATGCTGCTGGCCGCCGGCTGCGAGATTGAAGAGGACGACACCGCAATCATTCGGGCTACCGGGACCGCACGATGCAAGATCACCCGACCGGGGCGCCGTCCGGTTGAACGGACCTTCTCAATAGAAGATGCAAAAACGGCACAACTGTGGGGGAAAGCTGGGCCTTGGACCACATCGCCATACCGCCAGATGGCTTGGCGTGCATTCTGGTTCGCAGCACGCGATGCGGCGGCTGATCTACTGCGCGGCATGGGTGGGAAGGAAGAGGCTGACGACTTGGTGCGCAGCAAGGACATGGGCCCAGCCGACGAAGTGAAGCCCGAGCCCACCCCCTACCCCGCCGAGCAGTTCGCCGCTAACCTGCCTAAGTGGCGCGAGGTCATTCAGGGCGCGCGAAAGACAGCAGACGACCTGATCGCCTTTACGGAATCGCGCAACCCCAACACGCCGATGACCGAAGAGCAGAAGGCCACGCTGCGCGGCATCAAGCCGGTGAAGAACGCGGCCGCCACCGATGTGACGCCAAAGAACGAGGCCGCTGCACCAACGGCTGACCCAGGCCCCGCAATCACCTTCGCCCAGGTCAGCGACAAGCTGCACGCGGCCAAGGATGTGGATTCCCTCAACCTCGCGGCCGACTTGGTTTCGCAGGTGCCAGACACCCAGCAGCAGGCCGAGCTGAATGCGCTCTACGAGCAGCGGCTGGGCGAATTGGAACGCCAGTAAACACTATCAAAAACGTAGCTATCAGCGCTTACTGATTAAGCGCTGGCCGCAATTTTCAAGGAAATTTCCATGCAAGTTCACAACATCACCCAAGGCACCGACCAATGGCGTGCCCACCGGGCCAAATATCTGAATGCCTCAGATGCCCCGGCCATGATGGCCTGCAGCCCGAACATGAGCCGTACGGACCTTGTGCGGCAGCTCGCGCTGGGCATCGAGCGTGATTTCTCGGACTACGTGCAGAACCACATTCTGGACAAGGGCCACCTGTTCGAAAAGCTCGCCCGGCCCATGGCGGAAAAGATCATGGGCGAAGAACTGGCGCCGCTGGTGGGCACCTCCGGGAAATACGGCGCCAGCTTTGACGGCCAGACCATGCTGGGCGAGCGTTCGTGGGAGCACAAGCGCCTGAATGCCGCGTTGCGCGAAGCCATGTTCGAAGGCTGCACTGGCGCCGACCTTCCCCTTTGCTACCAAGTGCAGATGGAGCATCAGGCGATGGTGGCGGGAGACACGGAGCAGATCCTGTTTACGGCCAGTGAGTGGGACGACGACGGCAACATCATCGAAGCCCGCCATTGCTGGTACACGCCAAATCCTGCGCTGCGCTCGCAGATCGTGGCTGGCTGGGCGCAACTGGAAGCTGACGTGGCCGCCTACGTGCAGCCAGAACCGAAGCCCGCCCCGGTGGTTGGCAAGACCCCCGACAACCTGCCCGCGCTGCTGATCCAAGTGACTGGCGCCGTAACGGCCAGCAACCTGCCCGAGTACAAAGCCCATGCACTGGAGGTGTTCAAGGGCATCAACCGCACGCTGTCCACCGACCAGGACTTTGCGACTGCAGAGAGCACGGTGAAGTGGTGTGCCGATGTGGAAAGCCGCTTGGCCGCAGCCAAAGAGCATGCACTGAGTCAGACGGCCACAATCGACGAGCTGTTCCGCACCATCGACGACATCAGCGCCGAAGCCCGCCGCACGCGCCTGGAGCTGGACAAGCTTGTGAAGGCCCGCAAGGAAGAAATCCGGGGCGAGATGGTGGCAGGCGGCATCGCCGCGCTGCGCGAGCACATCGCCCAGCTCAATGCGGCAATGCCAGTGAACTACATGCCCCAGGTTCCCGCCGACTTCGCAGGTGCCATCAAGGGCAAGCGTACGGTGGAAAGCCTGCGCAGCGCCGTGAACGACGAACTGGCCCGCGCCAAGATCGCCGCCAGCGAGATCGCCAACCGCATCCATGCCAACGTCAAGACGCTGCAGGCCAGCGGGCTGGTGGTGCACGATGCCGCCGCCCTGGTGCTCAAGGCGCCGGATGACCTGGCCGCGATCATCACCAACCGGGTGACGGCAGAGCGCGAACGGCAGGAAGCCGAGCGCGAGCGCATCCGCAAGGAGGAAGCAGACCGCGCCGACCGTGAGGCGCGCGAGAAGCTGGCCGCCGAGGAACGCGCCGCGCAGGCTGCAATTACCCAGGCTGCGAAGGCCGAAACGCTGCACCCGGCGGTGGCTGCTGACCTGGGCGGCATGGTGCGCGAGCAGCACGCCGAGGCAGTTGCAACACTGGACGCCCAGCAGGTGATCGGAACCGCGCAGCGCGCGGCCGCTTCACCGCAGCCGGCGGTTTCCGACACGGCCAACTTGCTGATCGGCGCGATCAACACGCAGCTTGGCTACATCGTCAACGCTGCTTTCCTGGCGGAACTCGGCTTTCACCCGGCACGCATTGAGGGTGCCCGCCGCTTCTACCGCGACAGCGACATGCCGCTGATCGGACGGGCCATCGCTGAGCACACCCTGCGGGTCACTCAGCTGCAGGTGGCCTGATATGCCGAAGGTGGAACTTACCGCGCAACGCCTGCGCGAGGTGCTCCGCTATGAGCCGGAATCCGGCCAGATGTTCTGGCTGATCCGGGCGGCGCACCGACGACACCCTGGAGAAGAAGCAGGCAGTCCATCAAAAGACGGACGCATACGCATTCGGATTGATGGGCAACTGTTCTACAGATATCGACTGGCATGGCTGTGGATGACTGGAAAGTGGCCCGACAAATGCGTGGACCACATAAACGGAGACCACACCGATGACAGCTGGAAAAACTTGCGCGACGTTCCCCAGGCAATCAATTGCCAGAACTACCGCAAGGCGCCAAAGAGCAGCAGCACCGGACTACTCGGAGCCCAAGCACTTCCAAATGGGCGTTTTGAGTCATCTGTGAAGACGCTCTACAAGAGGCGATACCTGGGCTCATTCGACAACGCCCAAGACGCCCACGAAGCCTACATCGCTGCAAAGCGAGAGCTTCACCCTGGATTCACACTTTGAAGGAGGCTGTATGCCAAAAACATTCCCTACGCCCCAAGGCTTTGAAAAAGATGCTGCCCCAGCCATCGCCTTGGTTCAAGTAAACAGCTCGCAAGTGGCTGCAATCGGGTACGACCCGCTCAGCAAGACACTGGCTTGTCAGTTCACGCGCGGCCCAGGCCACCTGTACTGCTACCCCAATGTGGAGCCCGAGGTGCACGCCAAGTTCGTGGCCGCCGAGTCCATCGGCACGTTCTTCGGCCAGCACATCAAGCCGCTGCCGTTCAAGAAGTTCCCGGCGCCGAAGGCAAAGGGCGAAGAGGCCAAGGCCGCCTGAGCCACCCAGCAACCCAACCCCCAAGCCCGTCCAGTGCGGGCTTTTTCATGGAGTCCCCATGTTCAAGTCCCTTGTCATTTACCGCATCGCCCAAGGCTGGGCATCAGAACTGCAGGCCTCCGAGCTGGTGCGCAAGGACCGCAAGGCGAGCATTTCCTACGTGCAGCGCAAGCTGCTCATTGGCTACAACCGCGCCGCGCGGCTGCTGGAGTCTATGGAAAAGGCGGGGGTGGTCAGTCGCATGGACAGTTCCGGTGCACGCACGGTGCTGGATGGGGCGCCTGCCTGATGCCAAAGCCTCCCATCACACGCGACGCCATCACCGCCGCGCTGAAAGAGTGCGGGCCCATGACAGTGCCCGAACTGGTCGAGTACCTGGACTGGCCGCGCAACCGGGTCGATGCGTGCATCACCACGGCGCGCGAGAACCACCCGGGCAAGTTCTTCCGCATCGTGCGCTACCGCAAGCAGGTCGGAGTGCAGGGGCGCGAAGCGGCGGTATACGCAGCCGGGCCTGGGCCAGATGCACCGCGCCCTACGTTTGACGACGCGCACAAGCGGGAAATCAAGCACCGTTACTACCAGGGAAACCGGGCACTTTGGGCAGCGAGGCGCAAGAGCCGAACAGGCCGTGGCGCCGTGAACCCTTGGGCTGGATTGGTGCCGATGGCGCGCCGCTCCCCATAACCCACACCACACAGAGCCCGCACCACGCGGGCTCTTTCGTTTCTGGAGAACCCATGAACCAAACCCGCCTGGGCTCGCTGATTGAGGCCCTGATGAACGTCGCCATCGGCCTGCTTGTCAGCGTGGTGGCCAACGCCATCGTATTCCCACGATTCGGATTCCAGCCAACCGTGGGCGAGAACGTAGCCATCAGCCTGATCTACACGGCGATCTCCATTGCTCGCCAGTACGTCCTGCGACGCTGGTTCAACGCCCGATTGCAGCGTGCTGCGGCCCGCGTCGCAAAGGCGGTGGCGCAATGATGTTCGGCAGCGTTTGCAGCGGCATTGAGGCCGCGACGGTCGCCTGGCATGAGCTGGGCTGGAGGGCCGCCTGGCTGGCCGAGATCGACAAGTTTGCCAGCGCACTCCTGGCACACCACTACCCCAGCGTCCCCAACCTGGGCGACATGACCAAGATCGCGCGCGCCATCTTGACCGGCGAAGTGCCGGCACCCGATGTGCTCTGCGGCGGCACGCCCTGCCAGGCATTCAGCGTGGCGGGCCTGCGCGAGTCGCTGGCTGATGCCCGCGGAAACCTCACCCTCAAATTTGTGGAGATCGCAAATGCAATTGACCATGTTCGAGCTGGACGCGGTGATGACGAGTGCATCGTCTTCTGGGAAAACGTCCCCGGCGTACTCAGCACCAAAGACAACGCGTTCGGGTGCTTTCTGGCTGGGCTTGCCGGAGAAGATGAGCCTTTGGTCCCGCCAGGGCAAGCTCCAAAGCCGGGACAACCCTGGAAGTGGTCGAACGCTGGTGCTGTGTATGGACCCAGGCGAGCAGTCGCTTGGCGGACCCTGGACGCCCAATATTTCGGAGTGGCCCAACGACGCCGCCGTGTGTTCGTTGTCGCAAGTGCTCGAAAAGGGTTCGATCCCGCCCAGGTTCTTTTTGAGTGGGACGGCCTGCGCCGGGATACTGCGCCGAGCCGAGAAGCGCGGCAAACAGCTCCCACCATCCCTTCGCGCAGCACTGCAGGCGGTGGCCTTGGGACCGACTTCGACTGTGACGGCGGGCTGATCGCTGGCACGTTGCAGGCGGGCGGCAAGGCCGCAGGAAGTGCGACCCAGCAGGATGCCGAATCGGGGCTTCTACTGCCAGTCGCCTACGGCGGCAACAACCAGAGCGGCCCCATTGATGTGGCCACGGCCCGCAACGCCTGCGCAAGCGCAAGCGCAAGCGGACGGATGGATTTCGAGACGGAAACGTTCCTTGTTCAGCCCACACACACGCTGCGCGGAGAAGGTTTTGACGCCAGCGAGGATGGCACGGGGCGAGGGACACCGCTGGTGCCGGTGGCCTTCGACACCACCCAGATCACCAGCGCAGCCAACCGCAGCAACCCGCAGCCTGGTGACGCTTGCCACCCGCTGGCGGCTGGTGCGCATGCGCCGGCCATTGCATTCCAGGCCAACCTGTCGGGCACGCAGTGTGTGAGCACTGAGGAACTGGCGCCGTCCATGGGGGCTGCAAACCCGACAGCAGTAGCCGTTGGAGCAGATTGCTTCAATGGCTCTTTGACCGGAGATATCGCTGCAACGATGGGCACAAGAGGCAGCAGCGAAACAGCAAGCGGCCCCACGCTTCTGCACGCCATGCAGGTGCGTCGCCTGACGCCCACCGAGTGCGAGCGCCTGCAGGGTTTCCCTGATGGCTATACCGCCATCCCCTGGCGCGGCAAGCCCGCCGACCAGTGCCCAGACGGCCCCCGCTACAAGGCGCTGGGCAATAGCTGGGCGGTCCCGAACGTCACATGGCTTGGCCGCCGCATTCAGGCGGCGCTACGCAATTCATAGCTGCAAGCGCTTGTTGGTCAAGCGCTGCACCCATATACCAAGGATTCCCCATGACCGATAAAACAGACAGCAAGGAGCGCGACAGCATCATCAGCAGCAGCGACATTCTTCTGCACGACGCCCAGACCGCGCTGATGTACGAAGAGCTGCGCGCTGCGATTGATGACGGCCACGAAAGCATGACACACGCTGATGCGCTTGCGGAAATCGCAGCTATCCGGGCGGAGAACGAACAGCTACAGGCCCAATTGGCATCCATCGGCGCAGGTGGAGTGAGTGGCCCGCTGATGGGCCAGCCGCAGGAAATGCCCGACCTGTCAGCACTGACAGAGCGCGGGGCGAAGGCATGGGCGGGTGTTGATGCGCGGGAGTTGCGCGAGGGCTTCACCGCTGCCGACATGGCAACAGCAAGCGCCCAAGGCTTCCGGGATGGTGTCGCCTCTCTCGCAGCAAGTGCGGGGAGTGAGCCGGTGGCGAAAAATCGGCCATCGCTGGAGGCGGTATTCCGCGGCCTGAGTGACCGCGCGTACTGCAACTACATCGAGCAGATGCGCCGGGATGTCTGCTTGGGCTGGGAGCACAAGGCAGCACACGGCAGGTTCGGTGAAGCCGAGCTGAAGGGCCACACCAGGGCGGGCGAGATGCTGGGGCGCCACAAGGCATTTGCCGAGGCCGCTAACGCCCTGCTGGGCTCTGATGCGCCACTCACCCACCCCTCTCCCCCAGAGGGAAGGGTGATGGTCCCAAAGGAGCCGACAGAGGCCATGCTGGAGGCTGTCGATGAAGAAGTTGGCGGGCACTGCTACTCATGTTCCAAATGGCGTGCCAGCTACGACGACTGCCGCCGCATCTGGGCCGCAATGATCGCCGCCGCCCCACCCACCTCATCTGCGGATAGCAGAAAGGGGGAGTGATGACTGACAAGCACATCGTTTGCCACAGCGGCGGTCATTCATCTGCACTCGTAGCAATAGAGGTGGCGCGCAAGTTCGGAGCTGAGAACGTAGTACTTCTGAACCACGACATGCATTTCAGTGTGGAGCACGCTGACATCAAGCGGTTCAAGCAAGAGATCGCGGACTACTTGGGGTTGCCGCTGACCATCGCCAGTCGGCGCAATGCCACCCAGGATCAATTTGATGTGTGCGTAGAAGCCGGAGCATTCAAGGTCGGCAACGGTTCAGAGTTGTGCACATCACGCCTGAAAACTGAGCCGTTCTATGAGTGGCTAGCTGCCAACGCTCCACCGACTGAGTCGGTCGTGTACTACGGCTTCGACAACACGCCCAAGGAACGCGAGCGGATGCAGCGCCGCACTGGTGTTCTTGGCTCTATGGGCTACCGCACCGATTACCCGCTGGTGACGTGGGGTGACAGATCCATTCTTGCCACCGAAGAGGTCGGCATTGCGCGTCCCAGCACCTATGAAACGTTCACCCATGGGAACTGCATCGGTTGCCTCAAGGCTGGTTGGCAGCACTGGTACATCGTGTATTGCACCCGCATGGACATCTGGCTCAAGGGCAAATGGGCGGAAGAAGAGATTGGCTACGCCATCCACTATGACAACGGCCAGCCCGTGTACCTGGAAGACATGGAACCCCGCTTTGCCTCAATGAAGGCAGCTGGCGTACCGGCTACAGAACACATCCCGCAGCAGCGATTTTGGGCACAAGCCAGAAAGATCGTACCCATCCACGACATCCAGCAGCGCATGGACTTGCCGTGTGACTGCCACCAAATTTAGGACCCATCATGACAAACCAACAAGGGGCGCCAGAAGCGCTGCGCACTATCACTCGTTACGAGGTTGTTGACTGCATCGACAGCAAACACGTTCCTGCCGTCATCCCGAACAAAGACGGGCCATGGGTGCGCTACGAAGATCACATTGCCGCCCTGGTAGAGGCACAGCAGCCCGCCCCATCGGCTGCGGGGGCGCCAAAGGTGCCGAGCTACACCATAGATGACATGCGGCAAGCACCAGCCGGTGCGGCAGAGGAAGTCGACAAGGCCTTGAACGACTATGCGCAAGCATTCACGGCCCGGGCCATGGGGTGGACAAGAGAGCACGGAGACGCCATGCCTGACGCGCGCACGAAACTCTACTCTGCTATTTCGTCTTATGCGCGCGGACTTTCCACCACCTCCCCCACGCCCCAGGCAGACAGCCAGCCAGCGCCAATCGACATGGTGCTGTTCTGCCCCGCGTGTGGGACACAGCACATCGACGCCTCGGAACCTCCAGTGGAGTTTGAGCCAGGCGCCGCGCAATGGAACAACCCACCCCATCGCTCCCACCTGTGCCACGGCTGCGGCCACATCTGGCGCCCTGCTGACGTGCCTACCAACGGCGTGAAGGCAGTCAAGACCACCGGCAAGGCAGACAGCCCCATCGCAGCCCGTGCCCCGGCAGACAGCGTGACGGCACCAGCGGGTGGGGTGGATGACGACGTTAATGCGGTAGCTTTGGCCCGCTACAAAGTGGTTCCTGCGCATGAAAGCATGTTTCACCGCTTCGCAGTGGTGGCAGGTGACGGTAAGCAGCAGCTCTACCTTGGCCGAGAAATTGAGTGCGCGAACATGGCGCACAAGTTCGCCGGAGCGTTTCTGGACGGCGTGTTCTATCAGTCCAATATTGCCCCCACCCCACC